ATACATTATCTATTAATACTTTAGATTTACCTGTACCCATTTCCATAAAATAGGCATAAGCTTCTTTGTTCCATGACTTTTCCAACGCTTTTAATTGATGCGCGTATGGCTTAGTCTTAAATTTATAATTAATCATTTTATTTCTTCTTTCTGGTTGACAAGTTAACATTAATGAGTATATTGTCAAGCATGAAAGAAAATATATCGCAAAATGAGCCTATTGTTTATTTGTTACAAGAGGTACCCGGTACTAAAATTGGTCGTCCAAAATATAATATTATTGGCGCTCAAAAATTTGGTGAGATAAAAGTTCTCTTACGTGAGGACACCCAAATTGTTAGGAGCCCGGGTCCGATAACTTATCAACTTAGAAGGTTACTAAAAGATTATACAGATAAAGATTATTTATTATTATCTGGAGATCCAAAAGTAATTGGTCTAGCAATAGCGGTCGCATGTGATATAAATAATGGAAAGTACACTACGTTAACTTGGGATAGACAAGAGAAAATGTATTACCCGACCGAGTTCAACATACATGAAAGAGGAGAAATAAATGAGCAAGATAAATTATGAAGAAGACAGAGTACAATCAGTAACGCAAGCTGATGACGCTAAAACTTTATCTGATAAAGTTATAGAGTTAAAAAATTTAGAAGATGAAATTCAAAACGCAGAAGAAAGCGTTTCTAAATTAAAAGAAAAAGCGAAAACATTATCACAATTTGAAATACCAGTGATGATGGAAGAAATGCATATTACAAAATTAAAGCTGAAAGATGGTGAATCTGTAGAGATTAAAAAAATCTATGGTGCATCAATTCCTCCTCAACATCAGGAGCAAGCTTTTACATGGCTTCGAGAGAACGGCCTTGGTGATATTATTAAAAATGATATTACCGTTACCTTTGGCCGGGGCGAAGACAACAAGGCGAGCGAATACGCAACCCTTGCACAAGGTCAGGGGTTTGAACCCGTCCAGAAAATTGGCGTTCATCCCCAGACACTTAAAGCAGTAGTTAGGGAGCGTCTCGAATCTGGACAAGAGATGCCCTCTGACATAATTAAAACTTACGCAGGTAACAGTACAAAAATAACTAGGAGATAAATATGAGTGACGAGAAACAAGTAGCAGTAAAAGAAGAAGCAGGATTACCTTCATCAGTTTTGTTTGAAGATGATGCTGCATCAGGTTTTGAGAATGTAAAGACAAGTAGTTTGGCTTTACCCATCTTAAAACTTTTACAAAATGGTTCTGGAGAAGCACAAAAACGTAATCAAAATTATGTTGAAGGTGCAGATCCTGGAATGCTTTTAAATACAGTAACTAAAAAACTGTACAATGGAGCAGAAGGAGTAACAGTTATTCCTTGCCACTATAAACTAGAGTATCAAGAATGGGCAGATTTTGGAACTGGTTCAGGTAGACCAGAAAACATTTTTGCAGATGGTTCTGATATTTTAGCACAAACAACCCAAGATGGCGGCGGTAAAGATAGACTAGAAAATGGTCATTACATCTTAACTGTTGGTCAACACTATGTGTTGATAATTGGAGATGATGGTTCTGCTGAGCAGGCTTTAATTTCTATGAGTTCATCGCAGGGTAAAATAAGTAGAAAATGGAACTCTATGATGATGTCCATTTCATTAGATGGAAAGAACGGTCCTTATACACCGCCATCATTTAGCCATGCTTATAAACTATCCACTGTCTTAAATTCTGGCAAAGGTAATCAATGGTATGGTTACAACGTAGTCAAAGATGGTCCGGTAACGGATGCAAATTTGTACGAACGTGCCAAAACGTTTTACACAAGCTTAGCCGGCAAGTAGTGTGAATTTGGGCGGTAGAGGGAGACTGAAGCCGCCCATACAACAGAGTGGATATGACAGAACTAGAAAAATTTATAAATATATTTGAAGGCTTAAATAGTGCCTATGGTCAAACTGTAAAAACAGATCAGTTTAGCGAAAAAGGTAAGCACAAAACTAAGTCATTCACAATTAAAAATGATGTAACTAAAAAGTTATGGGAAGAGCACCTTAAAGGTAGCGATCCTGGACTTGGTATTGTTCCAATCAATCAAGACAATAAATGTAAATGGGGTTGTATAGATATTGATACATATCCTTTTGATCATAAAAAATTTATAGCAAAACTAAAAGAAAAAAACATACCTATGATTGTGTGTCGATCTAAATCTGGTGGTGCTCATGCTTTTATTTTTACAAAACAATTTGTACCAGCAGCTGTAATGAGAGCAAAATTAAAATTGATTGCATCAGCAATGGGTTTTGCAGGTGCAGAAATATTTCCTAAACAAGATTATATAAGAGTAGATAGAGGCGACACCGGCAGTTTTTTAAACTTACCTTATCATGCGCATGAGAGAACTGTAAGATATGCTTATGGCATTGAAGGCAATGTATTATCATTAGAGGAGTTTTTTGAAGTACATGAGAATACTGCATTAGATGAAACAAAAATAAATGAATTAAAAATAGCTGCAGACAAAGAAGAGAAAGATGATTTTAAAGGCATGCCACCATGTTTAGTTACATTATTAAGTGATGGTGTACCAGATGGTCAAAGAAATAATTGTATGTACAATGTTGGAGTCTATCTTAAAAAAAGATATCCAGATAAAGATGAATGGCAAGGACATATGTTTACTTACAACAAACAATTTATGGACCCACCATTAGATGCAAACGAAATAAATACATTGATAGGATCTTTAGATAGCAAAGACTATCAATATAAATGTAAAGATGAACCTATTCATAGTTTCTGTGATGCAAAAAAATGTGCATTAAGAGAGTTTGGTGTAGGAGATAATGCACCAACACCAGAGATATCAGAGATTAGAAAATATGATTCTGATCCACCAATATACTTTGCAACTATTGATGGTGAAAGTGTTGAGGTAGATGATATTACATTACATGATCCAGAGAAATTTTCATTAGCATGTATGAATCAAATTGGTAAACCAATGATGCCAGTTGCTAAAAATATGTGGCGTAGATTATTAATTAAATTATTTGCAACTTTAGAAATTATACCTGCACCGGATTCATCTAAACTAGATGTACAGTTAAGAGAAATACTGGCAGATTACATAAACAAAACACCTGGGAAAGAATTAAAAGATGTGATGAGAGGTATTGCGTTTACAGATCCTGATGGTTTTACATATTTTAAATTTAAAGACTTTTGGAAGTTTTTATTAAAAACTAAATCATGGGCAGAGAAAACTTACCCTAAACAAAAGACAATGAGATTTTTAGAATCTTTGTTTGAAGCAGAAGAAGCTACACCTAAAGTAGGTACAAAAACAATTAGACTATTAAAAATGCCTACAGTTAAATTAGATAGGCCTAACCCTAGAACAACGAAAGTAGAAAAATCACCATGGCTATAGTAAAGAAGATAATGGGACCACCAGGTACCGGTAAAACATATAGATTAGTAAACCATTATTTAAAAAAAGAATTAGAAGAACATAAAACTAATCCTGAAAATATTGCATACATTACATTTAGTAGAGCTGCAGCAGAAGAAGCAGAAGAAAGAATCACAGAGTTATTCCCTAATTCTAAATTAAAATACATATCAACCATGCATGCTATGGGTATGAGACAATCAAATATCGATGCCAATACTCAATTATTAACTGGTAAAAAATGGAATAGATTTAAACAACAGTATCTAGAATGGCAAAACACATCTTTTGAAACTACAATTGATGCATCAGGTAACCCTAGATATCAAAATACACATTTACAAATTATACAATACTCAAGATCTAAATTAATATCTATTGAAGATGCTGCTGTAGAGTTACAGAAACACCATGACATAGACGTTGATTCTACAATACAATTAGAAACAGATTTAAAATCATTCAAAGAAGGGACCAATATGGTTGAGTTCTATGATATGATTAACAAGTTTGTTGAGGAAGATCGATGTCCTCCACTCGATGTCATCTTCCTCGATGAAGCCCAAGACCTTAGTGCACATCAATGGAAATGTTTTGATTACATAAAATCAAAATGTCAACGAGCCTACATGGCAGGTGATGATGACCAAACTATCTATGGGTTTCAAGGTGCTGATGCTAATTGTTTTATGGCACAAGAAGGTGAGAGAGATGACCAAGAAATATCTCGTCGAGTACCTAGAAGCGTGCATCAAGAAGCAATCAAAATATTAAATCAATTAACTACTAGGATAGATAAGAAATGGGTACCAAGAGATGCAGAAGGTAATGTTTATAAAAATTATACATTAGATGAGATTGATTTTTCTGCAGGTAATTGGATGATACTAGCTAGAACAAATAAACTTCTTATAAATATATCAGAGCATTTTTATTCTTTAGGTATTAGATTTAAATCTAAAACAAATACTAGACTACCTAACTCTGTTGTTGAAGCATACCAAGTTTGGGTGAGGTTAAATCAAGGAGCATTTGTATCTGGAGAAGAGGCACAAACAGTCTATCAATATTTACTGGTTAAGAAGGGGCATGTAGCGAGAGGCTTTTCTGATGGTAAAAGTTTACAGAATGAAAAAAGTGTTGATCTAATTAAATTAAAACAAAACCATGGTTTATTAATAGAAGGTGATTGGCAACAATTAAATATACCAGAGCAGTATAAAGAATACATGCAAACCTTGCTAGAACGTGGTGATGATTTAATGAAGAAACCAAATATAGAACTACTTACATTACATGGATCTAAAGGTAAGGAATGCGAAAACGTTTGTTTGTTTCCAGACTATGGCACAGAAGGACAAGATGAATTTATATATCGTGGTGCATATGAAGATCCTGATCCAGAACATAGGTTATTTTTTGTAGGCACAACTAGAGCAAAAGAAAATTTATATCTGATGCAGCCTACGTCCGATTATTATTACACAATAGGAGAACCCATAGTATGAACCCAGCAGCAGCGGATTTATTTTTTTTATTAATGTTAACTTTTTATTTTGCAAATAGAATATTTATAGGAGGAGTAATATGAAAACATATGACAAACAAATAGGTGGAAACCATTACCAAAAATATAAAATACAGCCAAGCAAGTTTGTAATAGAGAACGAATTGCTTTACCCGGAAGGGTGTGCTATAAAATACATCATAAGACATAGAGACAAAGGAAAGAAACAAGACTTAGAAAAAGCAATACACTTTATAGAAATGATAATCGAAAGGGATTACAAATAATGTTTGAAGCACCCACTGAATGGATAAGTCCAGAGTCATTCCCTGATTTAAAAGACCACAAATATATAGCAATTGACTTAGAAACAAGGGATCCAAATTTAAAATCACGAGGTTCTGGAGCATTAGTTGGTGATGGAGAAATTGTAGGGATAGCTGTAGCTGTAGAAGGTTGGTCTGGATATTATTCTTTTGGACATGCAGAAGGTAATTTTTTTGACAAAGCAGCTGTAATGGGTTGGATAAAAGAAGTGTGTGCTTTACCAAATGTAAAATTATTTCACAACGCAATGTATGACGTGTGTTGGTTAAGAGCATACGGTGTACAAATCAATGGCCACATTGTTGATACAATGGTCATGGCATCATTAATAGATGAGAATAGATTTCATTACTCATTAAATAGTTTATCCATAGATTATCTTGGACAAGTTAAAGATGAAACATCACTACGTGCTGCAGCAGACAAAGCAGGCATAGATGCCAAAGCAGAGATGTGGAAATTACCTGCAATGTATGTTGGAAAATATGCTGAAAAAGATGCTGAGTTAACATTATCTTTGTTTAAAAAATTATCAGTTGAGATTAAAAAACAAGAACTTACAAAAGTATTTGATCTTGAGACACAATTGTTTCCGTGTCTTATAGATATGAAATTTAAAGGCGTTCGTGTGGACGTTCAAAAAGCTCATACAATAAAGAAACAGCTAGCATCACAAGAAGAAAGCTTACTCCTAGAAGTAAAAAAAGACACAGGAATAGAACCTCAGATATGGGCAGCAAGAAGTATTGCAAAAGTTTTTGATAAACTTGGTTTAAGTTATGTAAGAACTGCAAAAACACAGGCACCTTCTTTCACTAAAAATTTTCTTCAAGAACATAAAAATCCAATCGTTAATAAGATAGCAAAAGCTAGAGAGATTAACAAGGCCCATACTACATTTATTGATACAATTATTAAACATCAACATAAAGGTAGAATACATGCGGATATAAACCCTATTAGAGGCGATAGTGGAGGCACTGTAACAGGTAGATTCTCATACTCTAATCCTAATCTCCAACAGATTCCAGCGAGGAACAAGCAGATAGGACCTATGATTAGATCGTTATTTCTTCCAGAAGAAAACCATACTTGGGGTTGTTTTGATTACTCTCAACAAGAACCAAGATTAGTAGTTCACTACGCAGCCACAAAGTTTAAAGGTGATGAAGAAGTTACAGATATTGTAGAGAAGTTTCAAAACAATTCTGTAGATTTCCACCAAGCTGTTGCAAACATGGCAAACATATCTAGAACAGAAGCTAAAACAATTAACCTTGGATTGTTTTATGGTATGGGTAAAGCTAAACTACAAGCAGAGTTAGGTATATCTACAAAAGATGAAGCATCAAAATTATTTAATAAATACCACGATAGTGTACCTTTTGTAAAAGATTTATCTGATGCAATATCTAGAGATGGAGCAGCTTTTGGTTACATAAAAACTTTTGGCGGTAGAAGATGTAGATTTAATAAATGGGAAATTGCAGAATGGAACGCAGGTAAACTTGTGCCACCTACAAGTAAAGCAGATGCAGAAGCTGCGTATTTTAAAAAATATCCAAAAGCAACTACAGCTAATATTAGAAGGGCTATGACTTACAAAGC